CTGTCCAGAATGTGTCAACCAGGTCGTTCGCACTGATTACACCGGCTTCAAAATTTTCCCAGGCGGCTTTAGCAGAATTAACAGAACCTTCAATCGTTGTAGAGGCTTCTTTTGCGGAAGTTCCTGTGATTCCGAGATTTTGCTGGACTTTGTGAATTGCCTGAATCATCTGGTCAAACGTTACATTATCCAGATCTTCTATTTTTTCATTTAAGATACCGGAATCATTGATCAATCGGATCATTTCCGACTGTGTACCGCCGTAACCTAATTTAAGGTTATCCAACATTGTGTAATTCTTCTTTGCAAAGTCCTGATAGGCATTCTGGATATCCTGCATATTCGTACCCATCTTATTGGCATTATCTGCCATGTCGATAATCGCCATATCTGCAATTTCTGCAGCCTTTGCAGTATCTCCGCCTAAGCCCTGTAGTAATGATGCTGAAAAGCTTGTAACCGTTGACATGTAATCATTAGCAGAAAGCTGTGCTGTTTTGAACGCATTGTTTGCGTTCCTGATCACTGTCTTGGCACTATCTTTAAATAATGTCTCTACACCGCCGACCTGCTGTTCCATATTGGCGACTACACCAAGGGAAGACTTTACAATCGCCGCTGCTCCAGCTCCTACAGCTGCAACAGCTCCGGTCATTGCCTTGCTGATTACGGATAAGCCACTTTTTCCAAGACTTCCAAGCTTATTTATGCCTTCATTGAACCCACTCTCATTGATTTTGGTATCAAAATTCAAATATCCATCTGCCATACTATCATCCTTTCTGATAGCACGGCTCAGGGGCTCACAAGTGCTTAATTCTTAATTTTTATCTCCACCTCCCGTCGGCATTTGCGGCATTTTACATACAGTCCGTTGCACACCGCAGTATCTGCGTAAACAAGCAGATGCTGACCGCAGTACGGACACGGATACCACTCACGCCGTGTCGGTATTTTAATTTCCATCATGAGAACATATCTCCAATCTCATAATCATCAAGCTTTCGCTGTTTCTTTTTCAGCGCAACAGCTCTCTGGATCTTCTTGATCCGTTTACGTTCGTCCTTGTCCCGGATTGTTCCAGGATCAATCGAACGGTACATGATCCGTTGTTTAATCTCTGTGCCATCCGGCAACCAGTCAAACAAGCTCCGGAACTCCCACCAGTGCATATATTCAATCTGCTGCAGGTCAATTCCATATGCCTCCCGGAACGCTGCATAAATACAGCCGGCATCTTCCGAAAAAGAAAATACCGGCTTCCCACTTTTCTGCTGCTCTTCCTCTTCATCTTCCAAATCATCCTGGTACATCCTTTTGCACATCAGGAAATCTCCGAGTGCATATATTGCAGCTTCAATATCTTCCGGAACCTGATCCAGATACCACTGCAACAGAAGTCCGCACTTCATCCGCCACGGAACCGAGTCGTCTTCAACCAGCTCCGTAAAACGGATCCATTCACGGAAATCCGTCACGATCGGGTAGTACTCCCCGTTCACCTTGACTTCTTCCGGAAACTGCTCATATAAAATATTCATGCTCTGCTACCTTCCGGTATTGGAATATTTTCCTTTACCATACTGTTTCTGGTAGTTTCTTCTCTGCTGACGGTTTCCATTTGGCTGTGGCTGCGGATGCGGGAACTGCTGCGTTGTATTTTGATTTGGTACATACTTATCATATTTATCATCCAGTTTCTTTGCTTCCGCTGTTTCAAAGTCTAACAGTGATTCTGCCGCTTCAGTGCACAGCTTGATGCTGTTCTTTCCGCAAAGGATACGCTCCCCTGCTCCCTCGCCAAACAGGGTATCGAAGAACACATAAAAACACGCGCACTGCGCGCGGATGATATCACTCTGCTTTCCGGTTATGGGAACCTTTTTCCTTGCTTCAAACATTTCTGCTTTTGCTTCCTCTAACACATCTAAAAAATCCGCATCCGTGAAATCCACTTCTGCTTCAAAATCTCCAAATTTCCAAAGGCTCATAGGCTCACTCTCCCATTTCTTCTTTATTCTCCGCCATCAGTGAATGTACAGGTCTTCCATCCGTCTGTGGTGGTTGCAGTACCCTTTGTGATTTCTCCGGCCGCTTTAAAGCTGCCTTTGTAAATCAGAGCATCCGTACCGTCCCCTTCTGTATCCGGAATTACACTCCATGTTCTCTTTCGTGCAGTACAAGTTGTTTCCGATGTCTTCTGCTCAAACAAATCTACCACCACAATATCAACCTGTGCTTCTGTTCCGAGAATCTCATCGTCAGTAATTGCTGCAATCTTTTCATGTACCGGATCATTGGTATACCGGTCAAATTCGTAATCGATTGCCGGCGCATAACCGACTACGTCACTTCTTTCAGACGCCTCATCCACATATTGCCGGCTGTACTCTGTCGAGTTCTTTCCATCCGACAGCGATGTAAATCCCGTCATTCTGGTAAATGTTTTTCCTGATCCGTCAGCATCCATAAAAGCCACTCTCTTATGTCTGCCAACTAACATTTTTTCACTTGCCATTTCTTCACACTCCTTACTTATAAATCAATCTGCATATCATCTGATACCGTCCCAGATCGACCTCTGTACTAAATAAATAGCCGGACTGCAGCACTTCTACCCTGATAGCATCGTGCCCGTCCAGCTCTGGAACAATATCATTCAAGTTATTCTGTTCTGTCCACTCTTCAAAATTCTGATAAAAACCACTGTTGGCAATACCGGTTCTTGCATCCCCATCGTAGGCTTCCTTACTTGTCAGAGCAAACTGGAACTGTTTCAGACAGCTCCCATCCGTATATTTTTTATAGACAGGATCTGCTCCGATCGGATCAATGGAATACTCCATTCCGTCTCCGAGATAATCAATATTGATCTTCCGGTTATCGATATCTGGATAAGTCCTTACATACTCTCGGATACTATCAATAATCGGTTTCCGTTTACTGTCCGGCAAGTTTCTCAGCTCCTTCCCTTATGGCATCTTTATGGCTCGCCTTCATTGTTTCAAACCATCTTGCCTTAGTTTTATGCTCATAATACTGCCGGCGGGCATACGGGGCAAGATATTCAATGGATCCGGAACCGATCACTGTACCAAGTGTCCCAGACTTAATCAGCATCCCGGTTCTTCTCGGTGTCAATGGATTCATGTAGCGTAGACACTCGGAATCCACAAATGCCTGCGCCCTTGAAAAGCCCTCCGCTTTTTTCTGTGAGAATCCCGGAGCCCATTCCAGCCGTGCCGTGGTAGAACCATTCTTACCAGTCACCGTAAATACGCTGCCTCTCGGAGTTGTGATCCGGAATTCTTTCTTTCCTGCCATCTTACTCGCCTCCGATCCGCCAGTGCGGAGTCGTACCAAACCGGTTGTCCGACCAGCTTGTCACCTTGCAGTGCTTCTGAAACACGGCTTTCAGATCTGCAGGTCTTTCAATCTCAATCTGACACTCTCCCAGGACAATCTGATCATCATTCTGTATGGTCCAGTATCCATAACCGCCACAGCAGGCAAACTGATCCGGCGGAAGATACTGCCCTGCTTCCGGAATATCCGCGGGAATCCGGATTTTGTAAACCTCCGCACTTTTCAGCCCGTTATCCGTAACTGCTGTCTTATGGTCCACATATACATGCACACCATGCAGAACGGTTCGGATCCAGGTATCATAATGTGTGGAATCACCGCTTATTCTGTTATAAACCGTAATGTCACTATTCGTAATCATCATCCACCGCCAAATCCATAAGCCCCGTATTTACCAGATATACTTCTGCAATCTTGTACAACATCGAATCTACTGATCGGCTTACATCAAACGATACTGAATACCCATCGTTGTTCTCGGATGTTATTCCATCTCGCTGATCATACTTGTATGCACAATCACACATCTCACAAAGTGCTGTCTTCGCCTGTACCGGCCAAGCGCCTTCCTCCATTCGTTCAAACGTATATCTGTTCAACCTGGCGCTCATCTTCAATTCAATGGATTTCCAGTGGCTCTCTGGAATCAAAGAGCCACCAAAAGAATCCTTGTAATACTCATATGTTACATTCACTTGATCACATCCTACTCTGCTACAGTATGAACATAAATGCCATCCTTTTTGTTGTCTTTACATTCTGCAATTCCAACAGTTCTGTATCCGAATTTCCATCCATCTGCAGTCTGGTTCTGATCCGGAGAAATAACCTTAGATACAGTGTGTTTCTGGTACTGAATTGCAGCCTGTTTATCAACAATCAGGAAGTTCATTGCAACTGCACCGGTATCTTTTGTAAATCCTCCGGCACCGGAAGCATTCAGTTTTACCTTGTCGTAAAATCTTCCTGACGGAACCTTGATGATTCCTGCAAATCCTTCAATTGCTTTCTTGGATGCAGTTGTATCCAAGTCCTCAATCAGTCCATATACTGTCGGATTGATAAACAAATAGCATGTGCTAAGATTTGCCTCGGCATTCTCAATTTTTCCTCTTGCAGTTCTGAGCGCTGCTAAAGCTTCTTTTCCTGTTGCAAGAGCAGCCTTTACTGTTGTAACACCTGGAATCTGTGCATAAGATGCCAGTCTGTATGCATCAAGTTCCGGTACAACCTGGGTTCTTAAAAACTCCCCTGAAAGACGTCCGAATGCAATTCCGGCAGATTCAATGTTATCCATTGCATCCACATTAAACATACGGCCTCTGTCATAAGCGCATTTCTTTGTCTCATAATCCAGAGTCACGTCACCGGCTACATAACCAGTGCTTTTGCTGTAATCCGCAAGCCCCTGCATAGACAACTTCGGGATCAGGATCTCATTTGCGTTTGCTCCCTCTTTTACCAGCTCATTCGGTCCATCCAGAACAGCTGTTAATGATGATAATTTATACACCTCATCCAAAAGTGTTGAATACTGTTTTCTAAGTGCAATCGTATTTGCCATTCTTCCTTACCTCACTTCCTATTTTTCCGGCAGTCCCATAGCAGCTCGAAGTGCAGCAACATCATCCGCTCCCGGATCTGCACCGCCACCGCCGCTTGTACCGCCAACCGGATTATTGATTGGTTCATTTGCTCCGAACAAATATCCATCAGACTTCTTTACATCCTCAAGCGCCTTCTTGATATCATCGGACTGATTCTTTGATTCTTTCAGAGCATCAATATTCAGCATAGCGATAACTGCCTTTTCATTTCTTCCGCCAGCAGCCTTCACTGCTTCTTTAACAGAATCCATAAACACACGGTCGGCTTCTTTTGCTGCATATTCATCATCTTTCGCCTTCAAATCGCCCTGAAGCTTTGTGATCTGTCCCTGCAGATCTTTCACATCCACACCTTCAAATTCTTTCAGCCTGGTGTTTACGTCATCCAATGAAGCCTTGTAGTTATCTCTCTGGGAAACCGCCTTATCATAATCGCTTATGGTACGGTAATTTTCTTTCCAAGCCTTATCGAAATCCGTTTTCTTATCCTCTGGAACTTCCAATCCATACTCCTTCATAATCTCATAGATGTTTTTCACAGTTACATTCCTCCTAAAATTATTTATTAACCGCTCTTTCAGCGGTACGGGTATAGCCATCTAAACCTCTGGCAGGGTAGTTGTCCAGTTTAATGCCATATGACAGGGCATAAAAATAAGACGCTTAACCCTGCGTCTCAAAGGGAGATATCTGGACCACCTCCTAAAAATGAGTATAAAAATACCACCGGTCATTTTGACTGGTGGCAAAAAACTATGGAATCAAATCCGTTATTCCTTTTGCTGCTTTATACATTTTCTGCATAATACTGTTTTCGCTCAAATATTCAAGACCCTTTAAAGTAAGCCGAATATCTTCCGCATCAACGTTTGTCTCTCCAGTTACATACTTCTGGATTGTTACCCCTTTGATGTAACCAGCATCTAAAAGCATCTCGATATATTTATTCCAACGCTCATTGGATATTTTCAACGCCTCCGAACTAATGCTATCCAAGTTACATTCTTCCAGATCCATTGATTTTTCCAATGCAGAAAGTATCTTGTAAATGATTTTAAAATTATCCATAACGCACCTCCTAGTTCGTTTGATAATATATATCGTCTCTTATAGACTCTAACATCCGTGTTTTCGGGGTAGCCTCATAATCATTTCCTATCCAGTATACAGACTCATCTTCGATGTAATCCATGAAAGCAATTTTTGTATCTACATCTATCTCAAATCTCCTGCTGTTTTCAGATGCTAATACTTTTTGCACTAACGGATTATCCGCATATTCTTTTTTTAAAAAATCTATTTGCTCTTGACTCAGTTCAAATTTACGCATTGTGCAGTCTCCTTACCAAATCCTTATCCGTCGGATTACATTGAATCAACATCCCGTTTTCCGGATTTATCGAAACAGTTGCTTTCTCACCGATATATCTCTGGCTTATTCTTCCGTTCCTATCAGCTTTTGGATTTTTCAAATCGAGTGGGCTTCTCAGTGCATTTATGATTTCCTCTATCGTTACCCCTGATCGAGATCTCTTCGTCTTCGGATCTTCCATCGTTCCGATTACACGTTCCAGAAAATGTTTACTCTGACCGGTAATTCTTACGCCATTTGATGTCTTAATGCCAACCACCGTCTTCTCAATTTCCTTATGAAGCTTAACATAATTCTCAAAACTTGACATCGGGGAAATCATTCCTTCTTTAACCGATTTCATGTAGGTCTGAAGTAGCTCCCACTTCTTACTGTCATTATATTTCACCTGACCGAACTTTACAAGTGATCCAACGGAATCTCCCAGAACTTCTTTGTACCGCTTGTACTGTGCGATATCTTTTGAAGCATTTTGGATCATCTCCGGTGGAAATAGCTTATTCTGCGTTTTACTATTGGTGGCAATTCTTCCTCGTCCATCAATATAAATCCTCTCTCTTTCCTCTTTCAATCCCATTTTCCGAGAAAATGCTGCATATTCGTTAAGCTGTCCCTGATATTTGGCTTTTTGGAGCATAACTTCCTGCCGGTCAGCACCGCTGTCCTGAAGCATCTGTACATTTTCACGTTGCGCCCGCATTGCCGTTTCCATTTGGCGTTGTCTCTGCTTTGCTTCATACAGGGTGTACTCTTTGCCCCGGAACTCTTTTGGCTTGCTTTCCTTCCGGTTCTGAGCTTCCAACCATTCATCTGACCAGTTACGCTGTGAAATGCCAGGAAAAAATGGGTAATAAGTATGATAACAATTGGCTCCCAGAAGTCCAGTGACTGTACCAAGTCCACAAACTGAATACAATTGCTCTTTTGTCCAGACCTGACCTTGCCATACGGCATGAGTAGGACGGGCCCCGGCATGCCACTCAACCTCAAAATACTCTGTTCCGAGCTTCTTGGCATTGTAGTCTGCTATTTCTCCGGTAAGATTCGCCACACCAGTCATCACAGCTCTTCTGGCAGCCACCTCTACCCGGCTTGCATATCCAGAGCCGTACTCAATCTTCCGAAGTCCACTGTTCGTCAGCTGCGTGACCACCCGACGTAATACGCTACCATAGTCAAATGCTCCTGTCACAATATCAAAACAGGCATTGTCCAGATAATTGGTATAAACCTGCGATAGTGGCGTCAGAATCTTTCTTCCATTGTAATCCAGATAAAATCCAAGTGACTTCGTTACATTTTCCAGATCTTCCAGACACTGCTGAATGATCGCATCCGTGATCTGCTGCAGCTGCCTGTTCTCCTCATACGGGATAAACTCTGCATTGATCTGTTCGTAAATGTCCTTGTTCCGGACATATTCCCAGTCGATCACTTTATCGTACAGCTCAAACATTTCCGGATAAGACGCATCCAGTGTTTTCTTGATCTCTCTTTCGATATCCTCGGAAGAATATCCCAGAATCCGAAGTCTATTGATCTGCCAGTCTGCTGTACTGGTAATCTCACCGGTCTTTTTGATCCGCCGGGCAATGTCCTGCAGGATCCGTTCTTCCAGACCTATGTACCGCGCTGCAATCTTACTGGCAATCTTTTCTTTGTAATCATCCCGCATCCTACTCCATCACCTGATTCTGCTCTGGTAGTTTTGCTTTTGCAGTTTCTTCATCCTCGTTGTACCATTTCATCCGGTATTCCAACAAACTCATAACGCCCATGCTTACATCCTGCCGATCTTGCTGTCGTTCCGATTCTTCGTCTGCCAGAATGGAATCATTAAATTCACAGGTAAATTCCACACCGGACATATAAGAACCGTTGTAGAATGCCAAAGCAGTTACAAATCCATTCAGGCACTCTTCCAATTTCCCCTGAATTGCAGTTACACGGTTGTATTTCCTTGTCTTGGAAGCAAGCACCTCAGTAGCTGTCTTATCTACCTCCTGTGCATCTGAAAGATCTCCGTAGGCAAGTCCCACATTAAATTCGATTTCCCGTTTGTATTCTTCCAAACCTCTTCTGAAGGCTTCATCTCGCATCTCAGGCGAATATTCTTTATACAGTTCTTTATCTTTTCCATCATCAAGATTCAACCCCTTATACAGGCGTTTCTTTAATCTCGGTAAATAGGTCTTTCCACCGCTCTTCTTCAAAGCTCTCTCGTCAATATGGATTGCACGTTCTCCAGAATCGTACTCCCAGTCCAGCCGAGCTCCCTGGATGTCTGCTTTCCTGATCAGGTTCTCTGCGGACTCATAGATCGATACACCACAAGCGGATCCGTCCACCTTATTCTCAATCGGGTTTTGATAATATCCAAAATCCATCTGAACCATCCCTGGATAAATAACCGGTCCCGGAAGAATGTTCGCCCATTCGACCACCTCTTCCAGACTGCAGATCTGCCCGATATCGCTCTGACTCTGCGAATGATAACATTTATTCTCAATCGTCAGGTTCCCATTCGTAAAATAGTGCCGCTCAACTCTGGTATAATAATCATTCTCACCAACACACTTCACAACCAGAAAAGCAATATCATTCGGCGTACCGTCATCCGCAAAACTGATCACAATAAATTTATCCGCCGCAACATATTCTGCTGTATCTGGTCCAAGTGGTCTAAGCACCATTGCGCCAAGCGCCAATCCTGTCTGCAGCTTCTTGCTCATGTCTGATAAGCTCTTCTGAAGGACCTTGTCCATCTTGTCATTATTCAGGATCTTGGCTTCCATCTCCACTAAAACGGAATCTGCGAACTCACGGCAAATCCCCTCTTCCAGCTTCAAAGACTCTACAATATCGCTGCACCAGTCCGCATTCCCAACCAGCATCTTTTTCCATTTATTGATGGCATCGATCATGGTCTGTGACAGCGCCACATCTTTGCCGATTATATTTTTTAAGGTCGTATAATTAAACATGCTCACTATCCTTCCCCATAGTCTTTTTAATCCATCAAACATCTTCCACCTCTTCTATCAGGTCCTTCATATCTCTTTCTATCGTATACTCAAATGCATCCAGACTATCAATATCGGTGCTTCCATCATCCAGGCGCTCATCCTTGTCTGTTACATCTTTGTTCCATACTGCATCTGAAAATGCCGTCTGCAAGGACTTACTATCGTCTGTTGTCCAGAATCTTCCCGCTCCCATAAGCCTTACCGTGCAACGGATCCGGTCAATAATTGCTGCTTTCCTTGCTTTTCTGACCGTGATCCACGGAAACCTTTTTTCTACCGCATTCCGGATAGAATTACCAAGGACGGTTTCTGCGTTGTCATAATAAACAGATTCTACATTGCAATACTCCACGTAATTACCGCTTTTTGCAATCACTCCGTATTTATCTATTACTTCCTGAACAAAATCACAGAACAGCTCATCCAGCCTGTTGCTGTCAATATCTTCCTCTGCATCCTTTGCCATGATTCTCTTGGACATTACTGCAATCACATCCGCATAATCGTCTGTGTACCCTCTGGCAACAAAAGAATGACCGGACTGATTTCCTCCGAAGTCAAGTCCGATCTCTATCGATACAATGTCTGTTTTTTTGAATTGCTTGTATTCTGCATCACTTGTAAGTTCATCCAGAACCTTACATCTGTAAGCATCCGGATCATCTGCAAAACGTTTGTAGATCGCACCTTCCGCCCGCTTCCAGAGTCCAAGGATCAACCGGTCATAATAAATCGTACCCTCATACTCTTTGCAGAGCTCCTCTACATATTTCGGAGGTAAAAAAGGATTGTCAAATATCGTATATTTCTGCAGATAAATATCTAACTTATCATTGTCCAGAAATTCTTTCAGCCAATGTGTCGGATGTTCTGGGTTGCAGGATCCGTCAAAACACGAATACGGCTTATCAAGTCGCGATTTCAACATCTGAAATACTTCCTTGTTCCACTTAGCGACCTCATCGCCGTAACAATACTTGATACTGGAACCTTGAATCTTCGCCACCTGACTGACCTTTTCAGCTCCCAGACAATACACCTCCTCACCACAAATATGCGCCATATTCCGGTTATTGATCTGTCCGATCAGCTTGTCTGTATAAATCTCGCGCATTGGCTGCAGCACATTTCGCTCAATCGATTCTTTGGATACACCAAGAATAACATTGAGTCCCGGTTTACCAGTTCTTTCCCGAATGCGAAAAGGAACCACAAAAGCCGTATCAACGTAGGACTTTCCAGAACGTACCGCACCAGACTTAATATTCCATCTATGAGTTGCGTTCACAATGTACTCATTCTGTTTCTTGCTTAACTGCATTATCCCGCACCTCTTTCAGGATCTGATCCAGCCGATCAAGTGCTTCATCATTCTCATTTTCACCAGTAATAGCTTCTTTTCTTGCCTTGATCAGTTCTGTATCTGCTTTCTTGTTTTCCAGATCTTCCTCGGCTCTGGCGCTTTGTCCGGAATACTGTGCTACAAACTTCGCAGCTTGTGTGTCTCCCGCCAGTGCCATCTTAATCTGCGCCATAAGCAAAGCCGATTCCAGAGTACACTCAATACCAAGTGACTCCAAAACCGGCTTCCATTCTTCATTATCTATTTCTGCAGTGAGCAGCAGGTTTAATGTCTTCCGGAAGTCTGCCTTCCTGCGTCTTGCCCTGCCACTTGCCTGACCCGCTTTTTTTGCCAATTCCCGGCGCTCTTCCGGGGTTCTTTTATCATTTGCATCTCTTATGTTTTCATATCCTGCCACTTCACCACCTTCAATTCTGGTTTATTTTAATGGATCATACAGGTATCGAACCTGTGACATTTCGCTTATGAGGCGAATGTTCTACCACTGAACTAATGATCCGAATTTTGCGTATTAGAAAAGCACCCCGAAGGGTGCCTATAATTCGCTATTCTGTTTTTTCTAAACTTCGCAATCTTTCTTTATATTTGTAAATTCGACAATTGAGTTCAACAATAATCCCAATAACAGCAATTGAAACTATAATCTTTTCACGCAATTCTAGCCATTCCGAGCTTACACACATAAAAATTGCAGGAATATAAAGCACTCCTAAAACATTCATCAATGCTTCTCCCATATTTATCGAACGACTCACTTCATCTTTTGTCATATCAAAAAGTTTTCGTCCATGTTGTAAATGATCGCCCCATATTAGTGCGCCAAGCCCTACTATAAGCAATACAATATATAGCCAACCAGTACACAATTTATTAAAAATCACATCTACTATAGCCCCTGCAACCATAACGTACCAAAATCCATCCCTTACTTTTTTCACTAAATTTTTCATTTTATCCTCCCTCATCATAGCATTTATATCATCATAATACCTCTTTTTCTGACATTACGCAACGAAAAAGACGACCTGTCACCAGATCGCCTATTCCAATACTGAGGAAAAATTCTCTTATGAAAAAGATCGTATCGAAAACCATCTCTGTTTTTTCGATGTTATCATATTACTACTTTTTATCGGGACATTGGGGGACATTTTCAAAATATCTTTGAATTTTTTTCTTGATATTCTCGTCCGTGTACCGGATCCGGCGTTTCGGGAACATTTTGTTCATCTGATCTGCAACCTTTGGATACGACAAATCATCCAGAAAATACAGCCGGAAGATAATCCGCAGTTCGCTCTTCTCAATGGATTCTATGTACTCTTCCACCTGGATTGTCATTTCCAGAAGTTCTTCCTCCAACTCCTCAAGCCTTCTGGTTCTCTTATTCAGCAACTGTTCTTTTCTGAAAATCACGCCAACCGGTCTGCCAGTGATCTTTACCGTGCCAAGTGGCTTTTTCCCCTTCTTACCACATGATACCGAATCCACAACAATTTGTCCATGCAGTTTATCCAATTCTTTCTGGATTTTTTCAATTCTCCGGCGCAGATCCTTAATCTCTTCTTTCATATCCGCGTACTCAATCAAAATGCCCTTGTCCACCGGTATCCACCTCCGCTGTAATGTCATACTTCTTCGCCAGATATTCCGCAACGCTTACGCTCTGGTAAGCCGGTCTTTTGAATCTCTCCAACGCCTTTGCATCATGCCGGCTCTCCAACTCTTCATAACGCTGCTGTCTATCCCTCCGCTGCTCTTTTCTGCTTCGTTTCTCCTGCAAATTATCACCTTCTATCCTCTGAACACTTCCGGAAGCGGCATCCACGCCACAACCTTATACGGTTCTCCCTTTTCATCGAACCAGACACCAGTCTGGGAATAATACAGCGTTGTTGCCTTATCAGCTCCCTCGATCGTGACCAGAAACTCCGCTGCATATTCACTTTGCACATATGATTCTATGAATTCCCGTTGATCTGGGAGACGTTCTGCTGTTGAAATCCAGTTATTGTTCATCTTCTCACTCCCCTTTCGACGTCCCCAGCACATTCACACCGACTTCCCTCTCCAGCTCTTCATTCATCAGCTGAAAATATTCCTCGTCCTTCTGTGCAAAATGCATCTGGTGTAAAACAAATTCCAAATATTTCAAAACTCCCTTTCTTTTGCAATGATAGTTCCGGTACAAATAATCTACACTGATCAGCAAGAAGCAGTTCATTGCCTCTGCTGTGTGTTTGTCCAGTTCCTTCTGACGTTCCTTTTGGAACTCCGGACTATCCATGATCTCTTTGATCTGCCTTTGGAGCTTATGTTTCTTTAACTGCTTATCTGCCCAACTCATTCATAAAATCCTTTCATCTTCCGCTTTGACACTGCATCGCCCTTTTGATACACACTGCATTCTTCCACGGAACACCCTCTGCTGTGACCTGTTATCTCGATATAGGAACATCCGGCTCCCTTCGCATTATATCCTGTCGTCCGGAACATGCAGGTCTTACATTTGTGCCGGTCCGCATTACTGGCTGTCTTATTTTCCGGCTTTGGTTTCTTACACTTATCCGGATTCAGCCAGGAATATACG